AAATGTATCTGGTACTAGGAACACAAAAGGCTTTGAAGGAACGATGCTGAAGATGATTGACAAGGAACAGGAACTGGAAGGAATGATTCAGGATTTACTTGAAAAAAGGTCAAAAATCACATCTGTTATAGAAACGGTTAAAAATCCACAAGAATATGATGTGCTGCACCAGACGTATGTGCAGGAAAAGGCAGTCAAAGAAATTGCCTTTGAACTGAATTATTCCATGACGTACATTCGCAAGCTGAAAAAGAACGGCATTCAATCAGTGCAGAATATTTTGGATAGTTCTTTCTAAGATGATTTGTTTCTTTTAAACTTGATAAAATGATAGTAGGTATATTTGAATATATTATTCAAATATATCGGTTCATTGGATTCCTTTCTATATTTCTTCAACCACACGAATTGTAGGGTGTTCGTGGGGTTGAAAATGCAGTCAATCAATTACTAAATTTTCATTTAATAATTCCCCTTGAAAGTATCTAAAAATTGAATAAAGTAATTAGCTTAATGTTTTTAAATCAATCATTTTAATAGCGTGTTTAGGATTTGGGCAAAGCGCAGACGTAGTGTAAGACTGATTGATTGGCTGCATTTTCAACTCGAAAAGGATGGAGCAATATGACAAACAAACAAAAGCGATTTTGTGATGAATATCTCATTGATCTAAATTCTACACAGGCTGCCATCCGAGCAGGGTATTCCAAACATACCGCTGGTCAGACAGGATATAAGCTGTTGCAGAAAAAAGAGGTCAAAGCGTTTATTGATGCAAGATTGAAAGAAAAAGAATCAGAATTGGTGGCACAGCAGGAAGAAATCATGCGATACCTGACAGCAGTAATGCGTGGTGAAACCACAACCGATACCGTTGTTGTGGAAGGTCAGGGAGATGGTTTTTCGAGCGCATGTATCATCAAAGTCGGGCCACAGGAAAAAGACAGAATCAAAGCTGCTGAATTGCTTGGCAAGCGATATGGACTTTATACGGATAAAGTTGATTCAAATATCAGCACAGTAATTATCAAAGGTGCTGAAGATTTAGAAGATTAGTAACACACTAGAAACAAAAACGTTCTAGTGTGTTTTATTTTTAGGCAGGTGCAAGGTTGGAACAGAAAATTGAATTGAATCTGCCTGATATTGTTGGCAGAGGGTATGGCACGTTTTGGAATTACAAAGGACGTTACAGAGTAGTCAAAGGTTCACGTGCTAGCAAGAAATCAAAAACAATGGCATTATGGCTGATTTGGGCAATCATGAATTATTCTGATGCCAACGCTCTGGTTGTCAGAAAGACTTTTAGAACGATTAAAGATTCTAGCTGGACAGATTTGAAATGGGCGTGCAATCGATTAAACGTAACGTCTAATTGGACATTTACTGTTTCACCTTTAGAAGCAACGTACAAGAAAACAGGACAAAAGATTTTGTTTCGTGGAATGGATGATCCGTTGAAATTGACTTCCATCACAGTCGAAAAAGGCAATCTATGTTGGCTATGGATTGAAGAAGCCTATGAAATCAGTACAGAATCAGACTTTGATACGCTGGATGAATCAATTCGTGGAAAGCTCGAATCAGGTTCAAAGCTCTTTAAACAGGTGACTTTGACATTCAACCCTTGGAACGAAAAGCATTGGATGAAGAAACGATTCTTTGATAATCAAAGTCCTGATGTGCTGGCAATGACAACCAATTACATGTGTAATGAGTGGTTGGATGAATCGGATGAACAGCTATTCGCTGAAATGAAAAAGAACAATCCGAAACGTTACAACGTGGCAGGATTAGGGAATTGGGGCATCGTTGATGGTCTTGTTTATGAAAACTGGAAAGAACAGAATTTTGACTTAGAAGAAATAAAGAAAATAAAAGGAATCAAATCAGTGTTTGGTTTGGACTTTGGTTATACCAACGATCCTACAGCACTCTTTTGTGGCATGGTCGATTTAGATAATCGAAAGATGTATGTGTTCGATGAACTCTATAAAACAGGGTTGTCGAATAGAGCTATATATGAAGAAATCAAGAATCTAGGATATGCGAAAGAGCATATAACGGCTGATTCTGCTGAACCGAAATCAATAGATGAACTGGAATATTTGGGTTTGCGACACATTAAAGGTGCTAAAAAAGGCAAGGATTCAATCGCAAACGGCATCCAGTGGATTCAAGATTTTGAAATCATTGTCCATCCAAGATGTGCCAATTTCCTGACTGAAATTGGCAATTACTCTTGGAGTAAAGATAAATTTGGAAAAAAATTGAACGTTCCAATCGATGATTTCAATCATTTGATGGATGCAATGCGATATGCGTGTGAAAAATTTGTGGTAGGTGACAAATGGATGTTTTAGTAATGAAAATGATTATCAACAGACTGCACTGGACAGTCTATCTGACTGAACCTGAAGAAATGGATGTTGACGGTCAGATGTTTTATGGACTGACTGAATTTGTAGAACAGCGTGTCAAAATAAGACGTGGATTGTCTTATGACCAGACAATGCAGACACTGCTGCACGAACTGATGCACGTGTTTCTGTTCTCATTTGGCTGCAGCGATAAAGTCTATGATGAAGAAGAAATGTGTAATTTAATTGGAGCATTTGGTCTGACAATCGTGGACTATGCAGAGATGATCATCAAAGAAATGAATATAACTGAACAGTGGAAGGAGATTACATAATGCTGACAGAATCAGAAATCAGACGATTTATAGAAGAAGATTCTGCATCCGTTAAAAAGCGATTTGCAGAAATGGGTCAGCGTTACTATGATGCTGAACATGACATCATGAATTACCGAATGTTCTACTTTAATGCAGATGGTCAGTTGGTGGAAGATTCTACAAGAAGCAATGTTAAAATCTCACATCCTTTCTTTACTGAATTAGTTGATCAGGCCGTTCAGTACATGCTATCTGGTGAAAATGGCCTTATTCATTCAGACAATCCAGAGCTTCAAAATAGACTTGATGCATACTTTGACGATGATTTCATGTGTGAGTTGCATGACGTTCTTACAGGTACAATGTCAAAAGGCTTTGAATACATGTATGCCTATAGAAACGCTGAAGGTAGACTGACATTTGAATGTGCTGATAGTTTGGGCGTTGTAGAGGTCAGAGAAAAAGACACTGACGATGGATGCAGTTATGTCATTTACTGGTACATTGACAAACTGACTAAAGAAAATCGGACAATCAAAAGAATCCAAGTATGGGATAAAGACCAGACAACTTTCTATGTTCAAGAAGATGATGGAAAGCTGATTAAAGATAATTCTGAAAAGCTGAATCCAAGGCCACACGTCATTTATAAGAAATCAAATGACGAATCTATCTATTATGAGAATTTTGGATTCATTCCATTTTTCCGATTAGACAATAACAAAAAACAGCAGTCAGGCTTGAAGCCTATCAAAGATTTGATTGACGATTATGACATCATGTCATGTGGTTTATCGAATAATCTGGCAGATTTTGATTATCCACTATATGTTGTAAAAGGCTTTCAAGGTGACAATCTGGACGAATTGCAGCAGAATTTGAAAACCAAAAAGACAATCGGTGTCGATGATAATGGTGGTATTGAAGTGCATACAGTAGATATTCCATATCAGGCACGTCAGATAAAAATGCAGGAAGATGAAAAGAATATTTACCGTTTTGGTATGGGATTTAATTCTGCGCAACTTGGAGATGGTAACGTTACAAACGTTGTCATCAAGTCCAGATATGCTTTGCTAGATTTAAAATGCAACAAAATTGAAATCAGACTGAAGCAATTCCTAAAGAAAATCATTAAAGTTGTACTGGATGAAATCAACAAAGAAGATATGGCAGATTACCGTCTGGAAGATGTTTGGTTTGATTTCAGTCGTGAAGTCATGACCAATGCAACGGACAACGCACAGATAGATTTGACGAAATCGCAGACACAGCAGACACAAATCACAACGCTATTGTCATTAAATGGCGTTCTGGATGATGATACAATTCTTAAATTTATTTGCGACATTTTAGACATTAGTTATGAAGATGTAAAAGACAAACTTCCTGAAAATGAAGAATCTGATAATTTGCTTGCACAACAGATGTTGAAAGGCTTGCCTTTAAGTGAATAAAATTGAAAAAGAGCTGACTGAATACCAGTTGCAAGCAGAACAAAAGGTTTTGCAGGAATTAAAAGCAGTCTATAAGCAAGCATCAGACGATTTGGCTAAATCTATCAATGATTTAAATTTGAGAAAAGACATGCAGAATCTGCAGTCTATTGTCTATCAGAAAAAATACCAGCAAACGATTAAAAAACAGATTGATGATATTCTGGACAAGCTGAATACTAATTTATATCAAAGTGTGGACGCATATCTAAAGGATGCATATCAGAATGGCTACATTGGAAGTATATATTCCATAAAGGAACAGGGAATTCCAATAACCGTCCCTATCAATCAAAAGAAAATATTGAACGCTTTATATACGGATTCGAAGCTATCGACAAAGTATTATTCTGAAAATCCGATAAAACAGCGTGTAGCTGAAGATATAAGCAGCTTGAAAACATCGATTCGAAGCGAATTGTCCAGAGGTATTGCATCAGGCAAAACATGGCAAGAAGTTGCATATCAGATTGCAGACGGTATGAATAACCCGATGCAGAAAGCTATGAATGCAGCAATGCGCATTGCACGCACTGAAGGGCATCGTGTAAACCAACAAGGTTTTCTTGATGCAGGGAATGAAGCGCAAAAGAAGGGTGCAAATATTGTCAAACAATGGGACGCTACCTTGGATTCTTTGACTAGACCATGGCACAGAGAAGCAGATGGACAAATCAAGGAATGGGACGATGATTTCATCGTTGGCGGTGAAAGAATGCCTGCACCAGCTATCGGTGGATCAGCGAAAAACGTTTGTAATTGTCGCTGTCAGCTTTTACAGCGTGCTAGATGGGCGTTGGATGAATCAGAGCTTGAAACATTGAAACGCAGGGCTGAATATTTTGAACTGGACAAAACGAAATCGTTTGAAGAATTCAAAGAGAAGTATTTGAATCTGCCAAAGAATGCAGATACGGCTAACATATTGACATATTAAGGACACGATGATGTGTCCTTTTTTCGTCCTAGTTATGACGTAAAACTGACTTCCTGCATCAGAGATGATGTAAAACATCAACCAAGTAAATCGTCACGTAAGACGTAAAAATCGTATGAAAGGTTAGGACTGAATAATGACATTGAAGGAACTTTTGAAAGCGCAAGGCTTGACTGATGACCAGATTTCCAAAATCGAAGATGCTATGAAAACAGAAAAAATCTATACCGCATCTGAAGAAAATTTAGATGTGAGATATGGAAAGCTGAAAGCTGAACATGATTCTTTACTGTTGAAGGACGGTGAATCACAGAAATTGATCAGTGAGCTGCAGAAAGCCACAAACGGACAGGCAGAGGTGCAGACAAAAATCAAAACCTATGAAGAAACCATCAAAAAGCAACAGGAAGAATTAGCAGCATCCAAGACAGAATCTGCTTTGAAAATTGGATTGCTGGCTGCAGGCGCAAAAGCCACAGATATTGATTATTTGATTTACAAAATGAATCATGATGGTCAATGGAAAGCTGAATTGGACAATGACGGTAATGTCAAAGGACTGGATGACAAATTAAAAGGTTTGAAAACACAGTTTCCAAACCAGTTTGAAGGAACAGAGCAGAAAAAGATTGAAGAAAATAAACTGCCAAAACCAGATGAAAATAGCGATAAAACAGTCACCAAAGAACAATTCAAAAAGATGGGTTATCAGGCAAGAAATAAGCTTTTCAATGAGAATCCTGAACTTTACAAACAATTGAATGCCAAAGGAGAATGAAAATAAATGCCATCTACTACATTAAATGATGTCATCAATCCTGAAGTCATGGCTGACATCATCGAAGCGAAAACTGAAGCGAAATGCAAGCTGATTCCATACGCTCATGTCAATACTGACTTACAGGGAACTGCTGGTGACACAATTACTGTTCCAGCATGGAACTACATTGGCGATGCAGAAGATTTTGATGTTGAACAGGCTGACGCTGAAGATAAAGAAGCTGGACGTACAAACCTTACTGCAAGTGCTGTTACATTCACAATCAAGTGTGCAATGAAGGTAGTATCTATTTTGCAGACTGCCATCAATTCAGGACTTGGAAATCCAGTTGGACAGGCTACATTACAGCTTTCTAAATCTATTATTAACAAAATTGATAATGATATTCTGGACGCTATTTACGATAAAACGAAAGATGAAAAAGTACCTTGCATCGTTGCAGACGAAACAACCGCAACTATCAATTATGATGGAATCGTAGACGCAGTAACAAAATTCGAAGATGAAGAAGATTTCATCGACAAAGTGATGTTTATCCATCCGAAACAGGAAAAAGCACTGTTAACAGACGATGATTTCTTGTCTGCTGACAAATTTCAGTCTGGTGTTGCTGTTGAAGGAGCTGTTGGAAAAATCGCTGGCTGCTGGATCAAGAAGTCCAAAAAGGTAAAACAGGATGAAACGGGGGCATGGCTGAACCCTATTCTGAAGCTTGAACCAGATGATCCAGAAACTGAATACACTGAAGATGAATTCCCTGCAGTGACTATTTTCTTGAAGAAAGAAACACAGGTAGACCATGAGTGGTTGCCGAAACGTCAGCGTCATGATTTAACTGCATCTAAGTATTATGGTGTCGCTGTCACAAATGCTGCCAAACTGGTAGTTGCAAAATTCAAAGGAACGCTGACTGCTTAATCAAGTAGGCGGTGAATCTGATGATTGTACCTATCGAAGAAGTCATGTCCATGTCTGATTTTTATGGACAGGACGAAAAGACGATACAAAGAAAATTAAATGCGCTTGAACTGTTAATCAGGAAATATACGAATAACAATTTCCAGAATAGAAACGTCAGATTTGCTGCAGAATCGCTAAAAGACAGAATCTTTGGAACGCATCCTTTCATCAAGGAAGGTGACACAATTCAAATTTCATCGTCAGCGGTAAACAACGGATTATATACCGTTGTGGAAGTTGACGATGGATTTATCCGAGTGAATAAGCAGCTCTATTCACTCGATTTTAATCTTGTTACCAAAGTTGTTTATCCAGAGGATATACAGGACGGGGTGCTGAATCTGCTGAAATATGAGATTGAAATGCGTGACAAAGCTGGCATCAAATCTGAATCTTTAAGCAGACATTCTGTCACGTACGTAGAAATGGATGCAGAAAATCAGGTCATGGGTTATCCAGTGTCTTTAATGGGATTTCTTGAACCGTACAAAAAGGC